AGACCGCATTGATCCATCAGCACTTGGCCGGGTTCGTGTTCGTTGTTTAGGTTATCATACTGCAAGTGTGATTGATTTGCCCACAACGGATTTACCGTGGGCTCATGTCATGCATCCTGTGACAGACCCTTCTATGCATGGTATGGGCAATACACCATCCTTTCTTGTAGAAGGAAGTTATGTTGTTGGTTTCTTTAGAGATGTTGAGAAACAGCAACTTGTTATTATGGGCACACTTCCTGGCATACCCGAAGAAGAAGCAAATCCAAAGCTAGGATTTAATGATCCAAGAGGTAAGAAGGCAAAACAGGATGCTTATAAAGGCGATCCTGTTTATGGGCCATATCCTGTAGATGGTGAAGATTACACTATGTCTTCTGGTCATGAGGTTGGTGAACCAGATACAAATAGATTAGCTCAAGGTGAAACTTCAGAAACACATACTTCTCTAATTAATCGTAGAACGAATAGATTAAGTGGTGATTTTGCTATTCCTATCGCAACTCAACCATTTCTTAAATCTGTTTCTGATGAAGCTATACAAGAGACAAGAGGTACTTTTGAGGAACCGCAACCAAAGGGAATATCAAGTACAGCAGAACCATACACTTCTGGTCAATATCCATACAATCATGTGTTTGAATCTGAGTCTGGTCACATACGAGAGATAGATGACAGCCCCGGCGCAGAAAGATTATTCACACAACACAAGTCAGGCACATTTGAAGAGATACATCCAGACGGCACAAAGGTAGTTAAGATTATCGGTGACAACTATGAGATTATTGCTGGTAGTTCAAATGTTTATATATCAGGTAATGTAAATATCACAACTGAAGGAACTGTACGAGAGTATATCAAAGGAGATTATCATCTAGAGGTAGAAGGAAACTACACACAGAAGATACATAAGAATTTAAGAACAAGAGTTGGTGCATCAGGTAGTGGTAATCTTGAAGAAGAAATTATGGGCAATCATGCGTTTAACATTAATGGTTATGTTAAAGGAAATGTTGGGCCATTAGAGGGACAAGCTGCTCCAGGCGAAGGAGATGTTGATATTAATATAGTTGGAAATGAAACACACATTGTTGGTAATAACTTAACCCTCCACGCTCAAGCAAACACCCTTTTTAGTACAGGTAATAATATGTTATTAACTGCTACTTCAAATATGAATCTTCTAACAACTTCTGGTATTATGTCAATCAAGTCTGGCAAAGACCCAGACACCTTAATTGGGGGTCAGATGGATATAAGGTCTGAAGCTTCAATGACAATTAAAACAGAGGCAAATATGAATATGACAACAAGTGGTATTAAGAAAGAAGTAGTTACTGGTGCAGCTCACGAAACATTTAGTAGTACATATTATGTAGATTATAAGGGTGAAAATCACTTTACGCATAGTGGTATTCAATGGTATATGAGAGGTGCAGATTATCATGCTCGACATGAGGCTGGAGTTGATTATGCTTGTAGCAGCGATACTTCAAGGACATCTGCAAATGATTGTACTGATTTAACTTTACCAACTTCACCATAGGAGAACGATGTGGATGAAACTTTTATAAACAGTTTACCAGATGACATAGATGAACTTAAAGATATTATAGAATATCAGAGAGAAAGACTTATTGCCCTACAGAAATATCTTGATATGGTAGAACCATCTGATAAATTTGTTAGTATAAATTTTAATGGAGTTAAATATGGTTGATTTTACATCTTCAAATTTACAAGCAGCAAACGAAAAGTATAATAATATTGTATCTAAATTAAATGATGTTAAAAATGATGCATTAGCTAATTTACAAACAGAAGCTTCTTCAGCTGCAGCTGCTCTTTCAAGTCAATTATCAAATGTAACTACTGAATTAAGATCATTAGTTCCTGAGCCAATATCTATACCAAATATTAATCTACAGGCACAATTACAAAGTTTATCTGGATTAACTGATCCTACACAGTCAGCAAATTTATTAACATCTATAAATACAAATTTTTCAACAGCATTAACTTCATCTGGCTTTAATCTAGACACCCTTGTATCTTCTGCTTCAGCAGCTGTTGCAGCTGGAACAAGTCTTTCTGGTACTATTCCTAATTTTGAACTTCCTGCTAGTGGTATTGGTGATGCAATTCAAAAAGCTTCTAATGTGAAAATACCTTCTATTGATCCTATAATAGAAACTGCAGCGGGGTTTAGTGATAATACTGAGTTTACTAATGCTGTTACAACAGCACAAAATGCGGTACTTACCACTTATGAAACTTTACCAATAGCTGATATTGGAACTTTAAAAGTTTCTGATAAATTTAAAAAGATCACACAATCAATAGGTGGCATATCAATAACTAAAGAAGTAACTACTGTAACACAAGCATTAGAAGAAATTGATGGTGTAATAGTAAGAAAAAATATAAGTTCAAAAGGATTTTCAAATAGAGTTGTTACAATTAGTGAAAAATTTGCTATTACAGATATGGAAGAAATAGAAGGTGATAAGGTAGTAACATTAAAACACGAACCTATTAAAATTATTAAAGTTTCTGGAAAAACTATAACTACTGAAAATATAGGGGGGGTATCAACAAATAGGTTTCAATTATTAAATGTTTTTAATGTTAGTCAATTAATAGGAAATGTTCTTAAAAGCAAATATAATAAAGACCTATATTCTTTATATCTTTTCAATAATAAACAAGTAGTTATTAAACAAGATTGGAGAACTTATAATGGAACGCCGTGGGCGATAAGAGTAACATACAAATATAATGAAACTTATGACCCAAGTGTCGCAACAGCATAAAATGTTTATTATAAAAAGAAAGATTTTAGTTACTCTAAATGTTTATTACTGGCTACCTGATTATGAGAATATACTTCAGCAATTTATATGGCAAACAATGGATATTAAACCAAAATATCCAAGGATACATAAGTTTTTAGACCATTGGCATAATAATGTTGATGCAATAGTTAATGAAATACAAATATGTGAAAGTGAAAGGTAGATTTAAGAGATAAAAAAAAACAAGAACTTTATCATATTAAAGAGTGAGGTTAATCGTTATAAATAATATGAAGGGAGGTCTATTATGTCGAACACCGCATATTCTGATGCACAAGCACAAAATGATATATCAAGAAATGTTCGTCAATATAAAGACTTAGATTTATTTTTCAGTAAGAAACAAGGTTCAAAAGACGTTAACAAAATAACAGATATAGAAGCAGTAAAAAGGTCTATTCGTAATTTAGTCTTGACAAATTTTTATGAAAAACCTTTTCATCCAGAAATAGGTTCTGGTGTTAGGGATATGTTGTTTGAAAATATGACTCCTATTACGGCTGTAGTTCTGTCCCGAAAAATAGAAGACGTTGTAGAAAATTTTGAACCTAGAGCAAGATTAATTGGTGTTCGAGCTTTACCTAATTTAGATCGTAATGAATATGAAGTGACTATAGAATTTTTTGTTGTTAATACACCCACCGAGCTTGTTGATATGACAGTATTTTTAGAGGTATTACGATAATGGCAACAAATGATAAGAGATTAGAGGTCACAGAATTTGATTTTGATGAAGTAAAAAATAATCTTAAAACCTTCCTTAAAGCACAAACTGAATTTACAGATTACGATTTTGAAGGTTCGGGTATGAATATCCTTTTGGATGTTCTTGCATACAACACACACTATCTAGGATTTAATGCTAATATGTTAGCAAACGAGATGTTCTTAGATAGTTCATCTCTTAGGTCTAGTATTGTTTCTCACTCAAAGACTTTAGGTTATGTTCCAACATCTGCTCGTGCATCAAAAGCTATAATAGATGTTACTCTTAATACTACAGATTCTTCATTAACTATGCCAGCAGGAACTGTGTTTAATACGACAGTGGGTGGTATATCTTATAAGTTTTCAACAATAACTGATGTAACTAAATCAAATACTGGTAATAGTATTCCATTTACAAATACTGATATCTATGAAGGAACTTTTATAACAACAAGATATACAGTGGATAGTTCTGATATTGATCAAAGATTTTTGTTAACTGATAATCGAGCAGATACTACTACATTAATTGTAAAGGTTCAAACATCATCTTCTGACTCAACTACTACAACATATACAAAGACTACAGATATAACACAAGTGACAGCATCAAGTAATGTTTATTTTCTACAGGAGGTCGAGGCTGGATTGTTTGAGGTTTATTTTGGTGATGGTGTTATAGG